AGGGGGGGGGGGTAGCTTGGAACAAAAAGCAACATTAGCAGAACTCTTTAAGAAGGACCAAGACGCGGGCGTCTTGGATGCCTCTGAGAAGTTCGCGCAGTGGACGCTCAGCACGATCTTTACCCGTGACGATTCCCTGGACGGTAGACGCAGACCACTGGAGCGGGACTACCAGAGCACCGGTGCGCAGCTGGTCAACACTGCAGCCACTAAGATTGTAGGTGCATTGTTTCCGCAAGGCACTAGCTTCTTCCGGTTCTCCAAGAGTTCTGACCTGGACGAGTTCATTAGTTCGCTGGGCAGTGCTTCTACAGCAGAATCTAAGCTGGCCGAGGTCGAGAACACTGCGTCACAGAAAGTATTTGAAAAAGACGGTTATGCTGCGAAGTTGCAAGCTGTGAAGCTGCTGCTGGTTACAGGTAACGCGTTGGAGTATATTGATGAGCGGACAGGTAAATCCATCGTCTACTCAGTCCGTAACTTTACCGTTCGAAGGGATGGTAGCGGGAATGTCCTGCGACTCATTATCAGGGAGCGCGCAAGCATCCAGGACCTGCCAGAGAGTTTCCGCGGCACCTTCTACCGTGACAAAGACCCATACGGCGACGTTGATATCTACACTGCCGCTTGTCGCAAAGTTAAGCGGACAGAGGATGGCGTAGAGGTAGTAAGCTACGAGGTGTACCAAGAAGCAGACGGGCACCGCATCGGGGACAGCAGCACCTATCCGGAGCTGGAGCTTCCTTACAACGTGCTGGTGTGGAACCTTGTTAGCGGAGAGCACTATGGGCGCGGCTTGGTAGAGGACTACGCTGGGGACTTCGCCCGGTTATCGGTACTATCGGAAGCGTTGACCAACTACGAGGTTGAGGCCTCTAGGCTGATTCCGCTAGTAGATTCTAGCTCCGGCCTGGACGTGGATGAGTTCTCTACGGCCGAGACCGGAGAGGCTGTGCAGGTGGGTGGTGGTGGTTCCAACGGAAACACTAAGTCTCCCGTCACTGCTTACGAGGGCGGCTCTGCCCAGAAGATTCAGTGGATTGCCAGCAACATTCAGATGCTCGAACAGAAACTGTCACGTGCGTTCATGTACACTGGTAACTCCCGGCAAGGGGAGCGTGTCACGGCTTACGAGATTCGCCAGAATGCCAAAGAGGCGGAAGCTGCTATGGGTGGCGGGTTCAGTATCCTGAGCGACACCTGGCTGCGTAAGCTGGCGTACCTGTACACTGCACTGGTGTATCCCCGCTTTAAGCTGTATCTCAGTGAAGGTGTAGTGAGCATCAACGTTACGGTGGGTACCTCTGCGCTGGCTAAGGCCGCGGCGGCGGATAAGCTGTTAGAGGCGGCCCAGTCCATGCAGCTGGCTATCCCGGTGCTTGAGAAGATTACCCCGCGCTTCAACAAGGATGCGTGTGTAGACTGGTACTTCGACGCCTATGGTATCGTCAGCGAGCCGTTCATGTACACCGAAGAGCAGCTGCAACAGAAGCAAGAAGTTCAGGATGCGTCTGCCGACGTATCTGCAGGTGCAGCACAGGACCAACTCCAGGGCCTGACAGCAGCAGACCCAACAGTAGCAGGTAAGCAGCTGGGCTTATTACCAAGTTAACAACAGAGGCATAGATGGATAACGTAGAAAACGGTCAGAACGTAGAAACTACACAGGTAGAGAACCAAGGCGGCCCTAAGATTCCGGGCCTAGGTGCTCCCCTTAACGCTCCGAACAATCAAGGCGTGCAGGATGCACCTGCACCTACCCAGCAGCAACAGGGCAAAGATTCCCCTGAACCTGCTAAGATTCCTCTGGATATCGAAGCCCTAAAAGCGGCCCTGGATAAGGGTGGCGATAGCGCTAAGGAGCAGCCCCAGGAGCTGGCCCAGACAGGCAATCCGACGATTGACGCCGGGGTAGCTATGTTGAAGCAAGTATCTGGGTTAACTGACTCTGATATGGTGCGGGCACTTGGTAAGGCCCTGGAGTATCAGGACCCTAACCTAATCGATACGGCCTTCATTAAGGAACGTTTCGGCGAGCACGCTGCTTACGCAGAGCTGTTGGCTAAGGCGTACCTGGAAGACCAGGTTGGCCAAGCCACCAAGGCAGTACAGGAAGCTTACGATATTGTGGGCGGGAAGGAGAACTGGGAGGTAGCAGCGCAGCTGTTTAATTCCAAGGCCCCTGAACCTCTTCGTAACGCGGCTCGTGTACTCGCTAACTCGGGTGAGCTCAAGCAGGCCGCTGAGTTGGTAGCAAGCTTCTGCCGGGATATGGGTCTTATCAAGACACAGAACCCAATGGTACGCGGCGTAGCCAGCAACAATGCACTATCTGCTGCGGAATTCCGCGCAGAATATACCAAACTCCGTCAGGAAGCGGGCAACCGTAGCTTGGCGTCTCCACAGTTCAGTCAACGTTATAATGATTTGCTCGCACGCCGTGAAGCTGGTAAGCGCGTAGGTCTTTAATACTTACCAATCATGGAGATTAATCTCTTGCAAGAACTAGCTAATCGCTACACCTACACAGAAGATGGGCGCTTGATTAACAAGGCCACAGGTCGTTTCGGTGATACCTACCAGAATAACTGGGGATACCGCCGCGTGACCTGGGACCGCGGAGCAGCGGGACGGGTGAGAGAGTATGCACACCGGCTTATTTGGTTCATGCATCACGGGGATATACCTCAAGGGTTGATGGTGGACCACATTAATCTGGATAAAGCAGACAATCGAATTGAGAACCTGCGTCTAGTTGACAAATCAGGTAACGCTCAGAACTCTGTGTGGAAAGGCTATTGTTGGGATTCCAGAGCTAACAAGTGGCGGGCCTACATACAGCTAAATGGTAAGACAACACACCTCGGGCACTTCGACTGCGAACACGCGGCACGAGATGCCTACCTGAAAGCTAAAGCAAAGATGCATGCTTATGCATCTGTTAATGTACTTAAATAAGGAAAGTAGAATATGGCCGATACCCTCTATAAAGCTAACTTGACAAGAGCCCACTGGGCAGGCGCGGCGTCCGACGTCGATATTCACCTGGAAGTGTACCAGAACGAAGTGGACACCCGCTTCCAGTACCAGGCCCTGTTCCTGGGTCTCTCCAGCCAGCGCTCTATCAGCGGTTCCAACACCTACCGTATTGACCGCCTGAACACCTCCTCGGTGAAGGGTCGTCGCTCTGGTGAGGCGCTGGATAGCACCCCGGTCCGTAACGATAAGATGATTATCGTGGTGGATACGGTGCTGTATATCCGTAACCCGATTGACTACCAGGATGACTGGACCGGCCCGGACTTCCTGACCGAGATGGGTCAGAACAACGGCTCTGAGTTCGCAGAGGTCTTCGACCAGGCGCACCTGATTCAGCTCATCAAGGGCCGTTCCTGGGTTGCCCCGGCGCACCTGAAACCGGCGTTCAATGACGGTATCGAGGTGGGCGCAGCTATCCTTGTTCCAGGTAGCGACTCCGCCACGCAGCTGACTCAGGCTGAGATGGAGGCTAACGCCATGAACATCAACCTGGCGCACAAGGCTGGTATTGATGAGCTCATCAAGCGCAAGACCCCGCTGGCGGATATGGTCACTCTGGTGGATGTCGATACCTATTCGCGTCTGCTGGAGCATCCGAAGCTCCTGAACATCGAATTCGGCCCGTCCAACAACGACGGTTACAAAGACCGTCGTGTAGTGAAGATGAACGGCGTGCCGGTAGTAGAGTGCACCGAGTTCCCGACCTCGGCTGGTACGCACCCGCTGGGCTCTGCTTACACCGTCACCGATGACGATGCGCTGTGCCGTATGGTGACTTTCAGTAAGTCCAAGACCCTGGTGACTGTTGAAGCTAAGCCGTTCACCTCCCGTATCTGGGACGATGAGCGTGAGTTCAGCAACGTTCTGGACTGCTACGCAATGTACAACATCGGCCTGCGTCGTCCGGACACCGCTGCAGTGACCAAGTTCACCCTCACCCCCAAGACGGCCTAATTGGAGGTTCAATGGCAGTAATCGCTACGTTCGGTCTGGAGACTCTCCAGGCCAATGCAGCTCAGCGGGAGGCGGTTAAGGCCGCCACCGATGTAGCTAAGAACATCCAGGTGGCCTCGGTCGAGTCTGGCCGCAAGGCTACCAAGAAAACCCGTAAGGCGGCGGATGCAGCTGCCGACACTGCGGAAGAGTAATACGCGCCCCTGGTGCCTTCGGGTGCCAGGGGCTTTTTTTTTGTCCCTGTCTTAAAGGTCCAAGGGGTCTTTAATAGAGGAACAAATATGAGAGAATTACTAATGTACGACCCTACTAGCCCAAGCGGATTACGCTGGAAGGTTGATGGGTACAGAAACACGTACAGGGCCGGTGACGCAGCCGGGTGCACTCACTCGGGACCCACTGGGTACTATCAGATAGTTATCCGCGGTAAGAAGTACCTAAGTCACAGGGTGGTGTACTTTCTAGTACACGGGGAGTGGCCAGACACCGTGGACCACATAAACGGAAACCGCAAAGATAACCGGATAGAGAACTTGCGCGCGGCCACTGTACGGCAGAATCTGTGCAACTTAACTAAGGCCAGAGGGTTCTACTTTGCCAAGCAGCAAGGTAAATTCGTGGCGCAGATATGCAACCACGGTAAGAATAGAACAATTGGCAGCTTTGATACTGCACTAGATGCTCGTGCAGCGTACTTGCGCGCCAAACTTGAAGAGCACGGTTTCGTGCCGGGGGTGGTTTATTCGTGAATTAGACGCTGTTAACCTGACGTTGGAAGCCCTCGGGGAGTCTCGCGTTATGGACATCAACACTAGTAACCCTAGCGCTGGATTAGCTCGCTCTGCGCTTGCGCGTAACCGTCGTGGGTTACTCAGCACAGGATTCTGGTTTAACGTGGTCGAGCGTGAAGTTACGCCCACCGCCGACGGCCTGATTAAGGTACCGTGGAACCAGCTGGCTGTATACGACGCCTGCTCAGAATCCAAGTACGGGGTACGTGAGGGGAACCTATACGACCTGGTAGAGCAGAACCAATACTTCGATGCACCTGTGCGTATTCGTGTGGTCCTGGATTTGGCCTTTGAGGACCTGCCGGAGCACGCAGCTATGTGGGTGGCTAACTACACCACTGCACAGGTATACTTAAACGACCTGGGTGGCGACAGCAACTACGCTAATTACGCACAGGAAGCTGAGCGTTACAAGAGCATGGTGCTGCGCGAGCATCTGCGCAACCAGAAGTTCAGCACCAGCAAGACACGCTTTGCGCGCAGAATCCGCCACGCTCGTTTTATGGTTTAAGGAGAGGTTATGGCACAAACACCTATACGGGCGTTAGAAGGCACAATTCAGAGCTTGCTGCAGGGTGTCTCCCAGCAGGTTCCAAGAGAGCGCCAGCCCGGGCAACTGGGGGCGCAGCTGAACATGCTCAGCGACCCGGTTTCAGGCATCCGCCGCAGGCCTCCCGGTGAGATTGTCTGGGAGAGTACGATTGATAATCCGGGGCTTGACTCCCTGTTCACGGAATACGTCGAGCGCGGGACTGACGGTAGGCACCTGCTGATTAATACCAGCAACGGTAACTGGTGGCTGCTGGCTAAGAATGGGAAGACCATCCTTAGCTCCGGCAATGACCCGTACTTTGTTACCACCGTAGGCCAGACCTCTTTGCAGACTGCAAGTATTGCCGGACTGACCTATATCCTGAATACTGAGATGGCCCCAAGCACTACCGTGGACAACACTGGGCGTATTGACCCCAGCACCACTGGATTCTTCTACGTTAAGTCTGCAGCATTCCAGAAACGCTGGAACGTCACCGTTACCTCTGCCGGGGTGGATTACTCCGGGGACTACACTGCACCGGCTGCTGGTAGCACCAGCGGTAACGCTGAGGAGGTATCTGGTGCTTACGTTGCCCAGCAACTGCGAGACTCTCTTGTAGCGAACGGGTTGCCAGCTGGGAACGTAAGCGTACGTGGCGCGTACCTGTTCTTCTATGGGTTGAGCAACTGCGTGGTGTCCTCTGACGCTGGTGATACTTACGCTGGGGTATCCAACCAGTCTCGCGTAGACCAGGAGCAGGACCTGCCTGCACAGCTCCCCGCAGAAGCCGATGGAGCAATGTGCCGAGTGGGTACGGCCTCGTCTGAGACAGCGTGGTACCAGTTCGATTACAGTACCCGCACCTGGTCTGAGGTGGGGGCGTACGGCAGCATCACCAAGATTACGAACATGCCCAGGGAGCTCGCCGCGGATGACAACATCATTGCGCGGGATTGGGAAGGGCGGCTGGCCGGAAACGACGACAACAACGGCGACCCCGGATTCGTGGAGAATGGCTACATCACGGGTATTGCAGCTTTCCAGGGCCGCTTGGTTCTGCTTAGTGGCAGCTCCGTGGATATGTCAGCCTCGGGCCTGTATCAGCGCTTCTACCGCTCTACTGTGACATCTTTGCTGGATACGGACCGTATCAGTATTAGCTCTGCGTCTGCGCAGGATTCGGTGTACCGTACCGCTGTGCAGTTCAACCGGGACCTGGTCCTGTTCGCTAACAGTATGCAGGCGGTTGTGCCCGGCTCTGTGGTGCTTACGCCCACCAACGCAAGTATTAGTATTACCAGCACCTACGAGTGCGACAGCCGTGTGACCCCGGTAATGGCGGGGCAGACGGTAATCTACCCGAACAAGCGCAACGACAGCTACGCGGGTATTCTGGAGTTAATACCATCGCCGTACACTTCGTCGCAGTACACTACACAGGACGCCACGGTGCACCTACCGAGGTATATCCCAGGAAGGGTGTTGCAGATGCAAAACTCCAGCGTCACCAACATGGCCTTCTCGCGCCTGTCTGGGGAGCGCAGCAGCCTGCTGGTCTACGAGTTCATGTGGGGCGGAAGCGACGGTGCTAAGATGCAGGCAGCGTGGCACAAGTGGTCGTTCCCGTATCCAATACTGAGCGTACAGGCGCTGGAGGATGAGGTATTCTTGTACATGCAAGGACCCAGTCCTAGCAACAAGCTCTTGATTGTGTCTATGGACCCGCGTGAAGGTTATCAGTTGGGCTCGGAGTACCGCGAAGCCTACTCGGATTTGCAGAAGCAAGTTCAAGTACAGGACGGGGTGTTCACTGTTCCAGAGGTACTACGACCAGTTGGGTGGGCTGACAATTACAAGGAGGGGCTTATCTTAACGTACCTGCCCAGTAACCCTATGGGGCCTACTGAGGTTGGCATCAAGGAAATTGCTGGGGAGAACACCCTGAGGGTTGTGCGCGGCGTACCTGATGGCACCTACGTAATCGGTCGACGCTACCGTAGTACGTTCACGTTAACTACACCTATTCTGCGGGACCAGAATGACAAGCTCGTGGGGAGTGGGCACGTGCGTCTGCTGCGCCTGGACGTAGCGGTACGTAACTCCGGGCACTTCGACGTACAGGTACTAGACACTCCACGGGACGTCAACTGGGGTGGGGAGCTAACTGGTATCCTGATGAACTCAAAGGAGCTGACACTCGGGCAGACCCTGCGTATGGACCTGGCTACGATTACCGTGCCGTGCCGTACTAATGCAGATACAACCGAGGTGACGTTATTTACTGAGGGTTCTATGGAACTGAACGTGCTGGATATCTCGTATATCCTGCGCTACAACCAACGCAGACGGAGAATTTAATATGGGTATGTGGTGGGCAGCCGCCGCCCTAGCAGGCTCTAAACTGCTAGGTGCTGGGGCGCAGGTTGAGGTATCCAAGGCACGGAACAAGGCCGTAATCCAGCAGACCGCTAAGCAGCTCAATGACATTGCGCTGCAACGCGCGCAGTCCAGGGACCGGACTGAGGTGTCGCTGTTTAACATCCAGCAGCAGAAGCTGCAGGCCCAGAGCCAAGTAGGACTGCAGGCTGCGTCTTCCGGTACTATGGGGGCATCGGTTAAGGACGCCGTAGCCACCGTTAACACGGTAGCGGGGCGTCAAGAGGCCAGTGTACGGGACCAGCAGGCAACTCAGGAAGAGGGCTTCCGCATGCTGGTGGATAAGACTGTTGATTCCGGCCTAGCTAATATGGACATGGAAAGCGGCTACGACAAGATGTTCAACATGGCCCTAAGCGTAGGCGGGCAGATGCTCGGACAGTACGTGGGTAATAAGCTATCAGAAACTACACCAGAACCTAGTGCACCCAGCGTGGAGCCTACAGCACAGAACTCGTTTCTGTACGACCTGTGGGGCAGCAAGGGAGATAGCAAGGTTCACACCTGGTAAACAGAGAGGGAAGTAAATGCCTGTAATTCAACCCACCCGGCAGGGGCTTAATATTGGTGGAGTACAACTCCAGTCCAATGAGGTACAACTACCCTCTTCTGCCGGTGAAGTAGCAGTAGACGCAAGCAAGGCCAACCGATTAGCCGCACTGTCCGGATTCGTACAGGACTTCGGAGTAGGCTTCGAGGAAGGAATCAAGGAGAACGCGGCAGCCGCCACAGTGCGCGGCGCGATGGATGCCCAGGGTGCTGTGGATGCGATGGCCTCCAAGGATGAGGCTGTACAGAAACAGAATATCTTCGTACGCGAAGCTTACCAGGATGGTTACGTATCAGCTGCTGCGTACGATTCGCTAGCCAAGTGGCGTACAGACAGTATCGCACGAGCGAAGAAAGCTGCCGAGGCTGGTCTGACTGACGAGGAATTCCAGCAGCAGGAGCAAGAGCACGTCCAGTCTATGTCGGACAAGCTCGGTATGTATCTCCCAGAGATGTCCAAGCAGTCTGCTACGGCCGTGCTGCAGCAGCTCCGTGCTACGAGCATGGCGAATTACACAGCCTTCCAGAAAGGGCGCGCGGCGTTTGCCGTGGCTCAAGCCGACCGTGCCCTTGACCGTGGCCTTAGCTCGTCCAGTGATGAGTTCTATCAGCGCCTACAAGCAGGACAGGGTGCCGCTGCGCAGATGTCTATCAAGACCGGTTTAGACAGCATACTGGCCGCTGAGCACCTGGACAAGAGCAAGAAGCTGGACCGGGCCAAGCAGTATCTGGTCAGCGTAGCACAGCAGACTCAGGACCCGCTGGTAATCAACCAGTTGCAAGAGATGGCCACCAAGGAACTCGGAGTTAACTCCGTGGACGTCAACGCGGCTCTGTATCAGGAGTTCAAGCGCGCTGGTGCTCAGATTGAGACCCAGGCCCGTTTTGAAATCTCTGACGCAATCTCTTCCTTAGAGGGTCAGACTCCTGAGCAGCAAGAACAGACGATGGCGCGTATTCGTAGTCGAGTCATTGAACTGTCGGCGTCGGACGTGCTCAGCGCTGGAACCAGCATGGAGTTCTGGAACAAGGCCCAGACTATTCGTGAGAAGGCAGCGGACACTCAGGCATTGCGCACAGCAATTACAGGGAACATGCCAAGCTCCACCCTGGCGGGGATGTACAAAGGGGACCTTGGTAAGGCTCGCAATGAGCTGCTCAAGAGCTTTCCGGACACCCCGGAAGGGAACTTGCAGCTTCTGGCATACGGAAGCAACAGCAAGGATGCGTGGGCCGTCAACGAGGCGCACAAGCGTATGTCTTCGGACATGGCACGTACACTGACTACGCTGGACCAGCTCGGTGAGGACGGTGAGGTTTCCCGTGAGAACGTCAGCAGTATTAACTTGTGGGCACAGGCTTATAGCACCAGTACTGACTTAGGTAAGATGGCACTGCTGTCTGAGGTCCCATCCGAGTGGCAGGGGGTGGTGCAGAAAGCCATTGCACAAAACCCGAGTAACGCTAGCGACACTATCTTGGACGACCTGCGCCGCCAGGCGCGTAACAAGGCCAGTGGGCGCTACAGCAATATCCAGAGTAACCCCACGGACAAGATGGTGGACCCTAGCGGTACCAGCAACTGGTTCAGTTTCTTTGGTGATGCCGACGCGCAGCGCCAGGAAGCGCGCGCTGCTATGGAGGAAGAGTACCGTTACACGTACAGCCGCAATCCAGAATCTCTGGTAGGTAAGGATGCCGAGGACATCAACACGATGCTCAAGGGTAACATCCAAGCCCGTAAACTGGAGCTGGAGATTGCAGGCACACCAAGGCACGTGTATCTGCCCGCAGGCACCTCTCTGCAGTCTATCATGGGCGACTACAAGGGCGACCAGGAGCAATTCAAGGCTACGCTGCAACAACAGATTCAAAACCAAGTCCAGGCTATCACCGACCCCAGCAACATGGAACGTGTAGTGGTGCAGGCCGCCACCGCGGGCAACGCAGGTCAGAACATGACCGTAACCGTGTTCGACAAGAAGGGTACATTCCAGACTATGTCTGTGAACCTTCGTGACGTTCAGGTTACTGCACAGGCTGCGTATGATTCAGCACTGGCGGGTGCTATGAAGATTGGCAGCGAGCAAGTAGGGGTACGTCCCGCCACCTTCTATGACCACGATAATGGGCGCGCTGTCAGCGTGCAGGTCAACGGCCGTAACGCGGTGGGGCTGGAACCATCGCTGTTTAGTGACATCCTCGCTACTACTATGAAGTTCGAAGGGTTCCGAGAAGGCAAAGGCAAGGGTAGCGTAGGCTTCGGTCTGCACGTCAACTCGGGCATGCCAGTCCCTCAGAAAGTAACCATTGACGACGGTATCAGTATCCTCAAGTCCTCCATGGAGAAGCAGTACGTCCCGAACGTGCAGAAGCAACTCAAGGGGCAGGGTTTGAATGCCTCCGACGAGGCATTAAAGGTTATGGTGGACCTGAACTATCACGGCGGTAACGGTAGCTCTGGCCCCGTAGCAGAGGCGATGGCACAGGTACGTAAGGCTGCTAAGTCCCCGGTGGGGGCGTATCAGTATCCTGTATCTGAGGCCCAGGGCAGGGCTTGGCAAGCGCTGCGGAATACTCCGGCGTACAAGCAGGCCCAACCTGAGCGTAAGAAGTACCTGGAACAAAACCTACGTGATTGGCTCTTTGAAGCAACGCACTAACCAGAGGCCCTTCGGGGCCTCCCCTTATCAAAATTCTTTTAGGAGATATTATGGCTCAGTTTCTGAACCAAGAACCGAATCCACAGGAAAAGGATTCTGCTAAGGGCGCAACACTTAAACCTGCGTCTGAGCGCGTAGATTGGAACGATGCCGGAGACAACGGCTTAAACGCACTGGAGCGTGCCTCCTTACTGGCACAGGCCAAGACCCCAGCTACTACCGCTGGGGAGAGCTTTGCATCGGGTATGGGAAACAGTATTGTAGGGGCAGCTATCCGTAAAGCCTTATCCCCAACATTCGACCGGGACCTAAACTTTAATGCTAAGCAGACTCTAAGCAGCGACACCCGAGCTAAGCTGTACGCCCCAAACCAGGAAGAGATTGAGTACCTGCACGACTCGGTGTCGGTCGAAGATTACAACTACCGCATGCAGCAAATGCTTGAGCAGCGTGACCGTGACCGCTTAATGGCGGACAATGCAGTAGCAGGGTTCGCGGGTATGTTGGTAGGCGATTCTCCATTCATCCTGGCCCCTGTGTCTGCGGCGGGCATTGCTGGGCGCACCGGCCTGGTCGTACGCTCCGCTATCCGTGCTGCTGACGTAGGTACAGCAATGTATGCCCAGGACCAACTGGGGCAATCTGCCGCGGTCACGGCGCTGATTGCTGGGGTAGCAGGACTGGACCAACTCTGGGATATGTCTAGGGCCGCCAAGGCTGCTGCCAGGGCCCGTACTGGGCGTGAGCCTGCTTTTGACACGGATGCGCCTACAACTCGTACAGCTAGGGACGCTAATGTTACAGGAGTAGGAGAGGGGGAGGATATCCTCACTAGGGCGCTGGATGAGAGTATCCCGGTATCCCGTAATAATACTGCTGCAGTGACTGTGAAGGCACAGCACGTAATTCAGTTTTTGAAAACATCTACGCACTTGACAGCAGGCCAGAAGGCTATTCTGGATACTCTGGGCGATGCCGTAAACGACATTGATTTTAAACTGGTGGCCGGTTCAGCAAACCGTAGCCGGTATACCTATTCCCAGAGAGATTTAGCTTTGCGTGGAGAGGTATCACTGCGCGCACCTAAGAGCGCCAACGGCACTACGTGGGAGACGGCTGGGGACGCACTGCGCGCCATGGACGCAGGCACTAGTCGTGTAGCTGTGCACGAACTGATTCACGCCGCCACCGCGCGCGCCGTTGACAGCAACCCGGAGTTGGCCAAGCGTCTGGAAGACGTACGCGCTGCTGTGGCTGCTGACGCTACGCTGACTGGGCGTATGCGCTATTATGCTAGTGATGTGCACGAGATGCTGGCGGGACTAGGCGACAGCCCGGAGTGGGTGGAGTACCTAGCGCGCACCCAATCTGCTAGCGGTAAGAGCGTACTACGCCAGGTCGGGGAGTACATCATGAACGCTCTGGGCATCAAGGCCAAAGGCTCTGCCTTGGAAGATGTCCTGGATGCGTACGAGGATGCCGTTAAGTGGACAGCTAAGGATTATGCAGACCAAGCCCAGAGCTTCCGCAGCGAAGCCTTTCAGGACCTAGCAGGCAGTACTACCCTCAACGAGGCTAAGGGTGCTCAAGCTATGCTGGATGGTGTTAAGAGTAAGTTTGCCACTATGTTCTCCTTGTATGATAATATCGCACAAGGTAACGAAGACTTGGCTAAACTGCTTGTATCGGATGCTACGGCAGTAGGCGGACGTAAGCCATCAGTAGTAGACTTCAAGCGCAACCTCACCTTAGAGATGGACGCAAGCGCCAGCATAGTAGAAGATGCTATTATTGGTGCGCTGCGGGACCGTGGCGTAGGTATGCTCTCACGGTTCTTCCACCGCCAGTCTTTCAGGACTGCACGTGCTGAGTTAGAGGGCCGTTTAGGTACGTACCTAGATTCTGCGTATAGTGCCGAAGTTCATGGGCGCCCTGTGCCTGTACCTGATGCAGAGATTGCCCCACTGGTAGACGCATACCGTAGGTCCGGTTGGGCTGGTAAGTGGTATGAGCATATGCGCGCAGCTGGTTTGGTTGACGATGGGGCGTTGGTTAAGTCCGACTACTACTTCCCGCGCCAGTATAGCTACGACAAGATGCGCCAAGGTATTATGCAAGGCAATACCCTGGACGATTACCGGTCCCTGTTCCGTTCCGCTCTGCGAGATGTATATCCGAGCATGGAATCCGAAACAGTGCAGCGCGTTGCTAAGGAGATGGTTGACGGTATCTACAATGGTCGTGCCGGACAGTCTGGCCCTATGTGGAAGCAGCTGATTAACGGTATGGGCAACGATGAGGTCGTTATGGCTATGCGCAGCGCTGGTGTAGATGAGTCTGCCATCCAGAGCTTCCTAGCCGCGAATGTACGCGAATCCGGTAGCACATCCCCTGCGCGGAACCTGCGCCAGCGTACTCGGTTCAACATGGACAAAGAGTATCTGGTGAATGGTAAGAGCATGCGCATGCAGGACCTGATGGATACTGATGTAGCCAAGGTTATGCACGGGTATACTAACCGTATGTCTGGGCGTGTTGGTATGGCCTACGCAGGTGTACAGGACCTGGGGCAGTTGGGTAAGATGATTGATGAATCTAAGCATACCCTGGCTAATCCAGCCAAGTGGGAGAAGACTGTCAATGATACTATCGACTTTATCCTGGGCGGGGCACCCGCTGATGCGGGGCAGCTTCCGGACCTGCTGCGCGCAGCAGGTAATATGGCGAACGCCACAATGCTCAAGAACTCCGGGCTGTACCAGATAACCGACACAGCCCTGGCTATGAAGGAGTTCGGTATGGCCAGGGTCCTGCGGAGTATGCGAGACCAGCCCTGGTTCAAAGAGGGTTCTGTGGCTATCAATACCCCGGATATGGCATCGCGCCTAGATGTTGTACTGCGCGGTAACATCCAAAGGGATATGCGCTTCCGCTGGCTGAATACGTACGCTGACGATAACCTGGACCTGACCCGTCAGGCCTCCTGGTTCAATGTCACCCAGAATGTTGGGCAGGCTGCACGTCACGTCAACGGTATGAGCATGGTGCATCGGCTGCAGGTTAACCTGAACTCCGGTATTGTCGCGGATGAGCTTACGCAGATGTTCAAGGGTGATGCTGAGGCGTTTAAGCGTCTGGAGCGTTTCGGACTTACCCGTGACGTTGCGGACCGCGCTATAGCTGCCAACAAGGCTAACCCGGGCGCTATGTTCCAGCCGGACCTGCAAATGCAAGTTGAGGTTGTAGGGACGCGCATGATGGATTATGTAGTGCAGCAGGTGCGTACAGGTGAAACCTCCCACTTCGCACAGTTCAACCCTATCGGTAAACTTATTGTCGGCTACCAGAGCTTTGCACTGGCGGCCACTAACAAGATTCTCCGCAGAGAGTTGAACGACGCCGGGTGGATTGGTGTGGCACACATCATGGCTTACCAGTTCCCGTTGATGCTGCTGGCTACTATGGCTAAACATAGTATGGATGGCAAAGAGGCGGATACTAGCAGACTTATTAGCGAGGCTGCTCTGGGTATGAGCGCTATCGGCGGTATATCCATGCTGTCAGCTGCATTCCTTGGGGACACTCCGAGACACTCCCTAGCGTCAATGAGTTATATCACTGGGGTATTGGGGGCTCTGCAGGGGCTGGCTACAGGGGATTCCGACATTAAGACATTCCTTAGACTGGTACCGTTAATCCAGGAATTCGCACCTACGCGAGCTATCATCAATAACTTTGGAGACGACTAACGTGGCATTCAGCTGGCAAGAGCAAATCAAGTCAGCTGGTACCCAGGATATCCAGTGCGATATTGAGTATTTGGACAAGTCCTATATTCATGTATACCTAGACGGGGTGGAAACCACTGGGTACACCTGGACCAGCTCTACTAATATCAGGCTAAACGCAGCCTTAACAGCGGACACTACAGTGCTGCTCATTCGCAAGACTGAGCGGGAGTACTTGTATATTGAGTTCGCCAGCGGCTCTCCGTTCATTGAGGTGAACGTAGATTCTCAAAACACGCAATTCTTACACCTAGCCCAAGAGCTTGTGGAAGGCCGAGCTATTCCCGGATTCTACGGGAATATAAGCATGAACGGGTACCGCATCACTAACGTAGCGGACCCAGAAGACCTACAGGATGTGGCAACCAAGAACTATGTAGATACTGGGGATGCGGCACTAGGTGTCCGTATTGATGCCGAAGCCGCGGCGCGCAAAGCCGCAGACGATGCGCTCGATGTTCGTACTACCAATCTAGAGCAAACCTTTATCTCGGGGGAGCCTACGGTAAGCTACCCCTGGTATACTGTACTGGCCGAGGCTACTGACGAAGTTACGCCTGGATTGTCTTTCACAAAGGCTATAGTGTACGTGCAAGGCGTAAGCCAGATTCCGGGCTACAGTTTTGAGGTGGTGGATAATACCCTACTGTTTGCAGAGGTACTTCCGGCAGGTACATTGGTATCCGCCAGATTGGGGTATGATGCAGAGTTGTCGGAAACTTACGCCACAGCTACGGCGTTAGGGGAAGAGGCATCGGCCAGGGCTAATGCTGATGCACAGATAATTCTGGACTATCAGGCAGCAGTGGGAACTAAGGCAGCCAAAGGTGCTAACTCCGATATCACGAGTTTAAGTGGGCTGACCACGCCGCTGAGTAAAGCCCAAGGCGGTACCGGCAACACCACTGGTGCCGCTGATTCAGCTGCGAAGCTAGCCACAGCGAGGACTTTGGTGGTGGATTTGACATCCACTACACCGGCCAGTTTTGATGGCTCTGGCAATGCCACCTTAGGGGTAACTGGTAGCCTTCCGATTACAAAGGGGGGTACCGGGGCTGGTGATGCCGCCACTGCTAGGGCTAACCTGGGAGCAGCAGCGTCCGGCAGCAATGGAGACATCACAGCATTAACTGGGTTGAGCGGCGGTATATCCGGGCGTACTGATGGCGCGGCTGCAGCTGCCGGTGTAGTGGGGGAAGTACTGAGTGCCGTAACTTCGGCAGCTGTAAGTGTTACCAGCGGCATCGCATTGAACGTTCTGTCCTTGAGCCTACCAGCGGGGGAGTACGAGCTTGAGAGTGCCTTGTTAATCACTAATAGTGGCAACGTTACTGCCCTCAGTTTTGGGGTTAGCAGCACCAGTGCAGTGTTACCTAGCAACTGGTACGACTTATATTCCATAACCACCACACTGGCGGCTGGGAATTCTTCCAGACAAGGTATGTCACGCCGTCTACGGTTAAGTGCAACAACCACTGTGTACCTGGTAGCACAGGCCACCTTCACCGGTACCTGTACTGCTCAGGGTTATATTCGAGCAATGAGGGTTAGATAATGGCAGGGGCGGCTAAACGTAGTCGCCTCTCGGAGCTGCACCGAATGTTCACTGAGGCCTTGATTGAAGAAATCAAGCAGTCCAAGGAGGACGAGGTGCCGCTCCCCGCCGCAGATAAATCGGTTATCGCTAAGTTCTTGAAGGACAACGACATCACCGCGGATGCAGATTCCGAGGAGATGCAGGACCTCCGTGACGAATTCGATGACGAACTAGCGGCGCGCAGAGAGGCACGTAAGAAAGAGATTCTAAACAAAGTTGGTGGTTCAGACTCTGAGGACTTACTAGAAGGAATTGTCTAATGGTATCGGTGAAGA